AGATATCTTCCGGAGATTACCAGGAAGTTTTTCCTAACGGAGAAACCCTTGATCACATTACTGTGAAAGGGATTTTGATTCTCCTACTAGACTTCCATCTACAGACGTCTTAAAACGTTGCTCATGAAGCATTTCCAACCATTTATGATAATGTTGACCTAAAAAAAGATCACATTCAGGAATTCTTGGATTCCAAGCTTTGAGTTTTCTACTGCCAGCTTGAAAGGTCAAAAATTGGAAACTACGGGCATGGACCTCCCGATAGTTATCCCAGTAGTGCTGTAGACCTTTATTCTTTCTTAAAACTTTTAAATCACGGGCAAAATCATACCCGACACGATCTAAACAACCGGAGGCAATCCGAAGATCACATCCATTAAGAAGAGATAACGCTACAGACGAACCCCCATCAGCCATATGAGGAACCAATACATTTAAATAATTGGTAACATAATCCTCAGTGATAGGCAAGTTCACTACCTCCACGTGTTTGGTCCATCCAAGATGACGCAACTCACTCCAAATTTCCTCCGATACTTCTCGAGTCGATTCACATCGAATCCAACTAGTTTCTTCAACAAAAGGGTTGAAGAGTTCATTGGATTCAAATTGAAAATTCTCAGGATTCTCAGGATCATCAAAGTGACGAGCGTAATAAGAGTACTTATCTAAGGTAATTCTTCTTCTCCAAGGAGTCCTCTTATTATCCAAACACCATCTAGCACGGGCAAGAGCCTCTCTACATACAACTCTATTATCCATATCTTCTCTTAAAGGTAACCCTAATCCACCAAGACTTTGTGGAAGGTACCAATCAATATTGAAGTTGGTAACCCAATCTGTTTTCAGAATTGGATCAAATGTAGAATACCATAACGACTCTGCTAAAGACCTTTGTGTTTTACATACAAAACCACTCATCCATAAGGCAAGAGAATCCTTAAGATCTAAAGGACTCTTTGGTTTTGTATAAGTTCGAGCATCGAACTGCATCATCCCTGAAGCATTAGGGTATGCACACTCCCGTACCAGACCATCTACAGTAACAAAGCATGTTGAATTAATCACACAAAACTCTCGAGACCTGTAGACCTTCCCAATCGAAGGTGACAAACCTACATGAGTACTTAAATTTTTCCAAATATTATACTCAAGATCACCTCCCATGAACAAACCGTCATCACCATTAACCAAAAAGTTTACATTGGGATCAAAACTTCCAGGGTTAACAGCCAAACTAATTACTACTGCATTACAAACACATAATACAATAAAGGACAAGATGGAACCCATCAGTTGACCATTAGTTTGTTGACACTCTCTACCAAAATGCTTTTTATAGTCTAATTTATGATTACACAAAG